GAGAACCACCAGGGCGTCATTGACAAGGCCAAGCGGCGTTTCAAGATGAGCCCGCGCCAGTGTGCGCAGCGGTTCGGCGAAGAGGTGCTGCCAAAAGAGATACTGGACAAGCTCGGCAAGCCGGAGCAGGACAAGGCCACCGAGACGATTCTGCATTGTGTCGCGCCGCGCGCGGACGTGGTGCCCGGCCGGCTGGATTACCGCGGCAAAGCGTTCGCCTCGTACTACATCGCGATGGATTACAAAGTGCTGCTGCGCGAGGGCGGGTACAACACCTTCCCGTTCGCCATTGGCCGGCACACGCTGTACCCCGGCGAGGTCTACGGCCGCAGTCCGGCGATGGAAGCCCTGCCCGCGATCAAGACGATCAACGAAGAAAAGAAGACCATGCTCAAGCAGGGTCAGCGCGCCGTGGATCCGGTGCTGCTGGCCTTCGACGACGGCATTGTGGACGGCTTCAGTCTCAAGTCCGGTGCGATCAACGCCGGTGGTGTGAATCGCGACGGCCGCCCGCTGGTACACGCCTTGCAGACCGGCAACATCGCGGCTGGCGACAAGATGATGGAGTTGGAGCGCATCCACATCCAGGACGCGTTCCTGACTTCGCTGTTCCAGATTTTGACTGACCGGCCGCAGGCGACCGCGACCGAGATTATCGAGTTGACGCGCGAGAAGGGCGTGCTGCTGTCGCCGACGATGGGCCGCCAGCAGTCCGAGTACCTTGGCCCCATGATCGACCGCGAACTCGATGTGCTGCAAATGCAGCGCCTTCTCCCTCCGATGCCGCCGGCGCTGCGCGAAGCGGGCGGTGAGTACAAAGTTGAATACGACTCTCCGCTTTCCAGGGCACAACGCTCAGAGGAAGCATCGGGCTTTCTTCGCATGATGGAGTTGTCGCTCAAGATCGCCACCGAAGCCCAGGACCCGGGCGCCCTCGACTGGGCGAACCTGGACGTGGCGATGCCGGAGCTGGCGGACATCAATGCCGTGCCGACCCGCTGGACGAACTCGACTGCGCAGAAGGCGCAGATTCGCGCCGGCCGCCAGCAGGCACAGCAGACTCAGGATGCAATCAACGCGGCGCCGGCGGTGTCGGCGCTCCTTAAAAATGCCCCACAAGGTGTAGGTATCTGACATGGCCGCCTCTGATCTCCTTTCTGGTAGTCGCGCGTCTTCGGCGAGCGACCGTCTCGCCGCGAATGGCAAACCCGCCGGCAAGCAGGGCAGCCCGGCGCTGACCGTGAAGATGCGTAATAAATTTGCGGAAGTCGCAGATGAGCAGCCTGGCATCCAGTTCGAAGATTGGCTGGAACAGAATGGCTACGGCCTCGGCGACAACCAGCACGTTTACAAAAAGTAGATGCTGAATCCGATCGAACGCATCAAGGCGTATTTACAGCGCCGGCAGACCGCCTACCAGACCACTTTCGCCGGCCCCGCTGGCGAATTGGTTTTAGCGGACATTTTCAAATTCTGCCGGATGTACAAGAGTACTTTCCACCCCGATCCCAGGGTGGCGGCGGCGCTGGACGGCCGTCGCGAAGTGGCGCTGCGCATTCAGCAGCATCTGAAGCTCACTGACGAGCAGCTATGGGATCTCGTTGGCCGAACCAATATCGACAACCAATAACGAGGATTTTATGTCTATTCTGAAACACAGACTGATGAACGAAGCCGGTGCCGCCGGTGGTGAAGGCGCGGGCGCGGGTAGCGCGGGCGGCGCGGGGGCTGGGGCCGCTGGTGGTACGCCGGCCCCCTGGTTCGCCGGCTTCAACCCGGACCTGAAAGGCTTCGTGGAAACAAAAGGCTTTCCGGCTGACGGCAAAGGCATCGAGGCGCTGGCCGAGAGCTACCGCAACCTCGAGAAGCACTTCGGCGTGCCGGCCGAGCAACTGCTGAAGCTGCCCAAGGACGAGACCGATAAGGCGAACTGGGACAAGATTTATGACCGCCTGGGCCGCCCGGCCAAGCCGGAAGATTACGAGCTGAAGGCTGCGGACGGCGCGGACGGCGATTACGCCAAGTTTATCGCCGTCGCAATGCACGAACTCGGCATCACCAAGAAGCAGGCGCAGACCCTGGCTGCCAAGCAGAACGAGTACGCCGCGCAGCGCGTTACCAAGGACGCCGCGGCCTACGAGGCCAAGATTGCCACGGAAGATACCGCGCTGCATACCAAGTGGGGCCAGGCATACGACAAGAACGTCCAGATCGCACAGGGCTCGGTGGCCGAGTTGGGCATTACGGCCGAGGCAGTCAACGCGCTCGAGAAGGTGCTGGGCTTCGCCGGGGTGATGGAGTTTTTTCATAACATCGGCGCGAAGATCGGCGAGGACAAGTTCGTCGCGGCCGACGCTGGTGGCAGCGGTTTTGGCAGCGTGATGTCGCCGGAAGCGGCGAACGCGCGCATCAAGGCCATCGTGTCCGACCCGGTGCTGAGCGCCAAGTACGCCAATGGCGACGCCGCGCTGCGTGCCGAAATGGACAACCTGCACAAGATGCTGAGCCAGAAGGCGTGATCTGACTGTTGACATAATCACAACACGGTGAGACAATGACAACTGAGGAAATACGAATTGAGTGCCTGAAAATCGCGCACGCCCACGGCCGCAGCAACGCAGAAGTCGTGGAACGTGCCCGGGCCTTCGAGCAATACGTGGTGGGGGAAAACGCGAAAGCGCCCCCCGGCAATATAGCAGCACAGCGGCCCCCGTTGGGGCTGCCGAGTAAAAGCCGATAAGGGGATACCCCGGCTGACCGCAGAGAAAGACTGCCGCCTGGCGTGGCGTTAAGCGCAAGAAGCAGGGCCCGACACGTTTGGACAACCCCTTCGAGAACCGTTGAAACCTAACGCTTTTCAAGGAGTTACCAAATGTCTCTTGACCTTGTAAACCTGTATGGTCGCCAGTACGCGACCAACGTCCAGATCCTTCTTCAGCAGAAGGGTTCCAAGCTGTCCGGTACTGTTGATACCGGCACGTACACCGGCGACCAGGCTTCGCCTGTCGATCAGATTGGCGCCGTCGAAGCGTCGGAAGTCACCACGCGCTTCGCCAACATGCCGCGCACTGACGCGCCGACCGCGCGCCGCTGGGTGTTCCCCACCGACTACGACGTGAACCAGCTCATCGACAAGTTCGACAAGCTGCGCCTTCTGTCGGATCCGCAGTCCAAGTACGTCACCAATGCCACCCTCGGCCTTGGTCGCAAGAAGGATCGCGAGATCATCCTGGCGTTCACCGGCACCGCCAAGACCGGCGTGAGCGGCGGCACTTCGACCTCCTTCACCGCTGCGAACGAAGTGGATGTCGCCACCGGCGGCGCCAACTCGCGCATCAACACCGCCAAGATTCGGGCGGTGCGCGAACTGATGGAAGCCAACCACATCGACTTCTCGATGGAAGAAGCCTTCATCGGCGTCACCGCCAAGGATCTCAGCGCCCTGCGCAACGAGATTCAGATGATCGGCACCGAGTACAAGAACGGCGACGCGCCGATCCTGGTGAATGGCGAAGTGACCAAGTTCCTTGGTTTCACCTTCGTCCACTGCGAGCTGATCGAAACCCTCCTGGCCGGCACCAACGAAGTCACCCTGCCGGTGTGGGTCAAGAGCGGCATGCATCTCGGCATCTGGAACGACATCACCACCGACGTTTCCGAGCGCAAGGATCTCCGCGGTCTGCCCTGGCAGGCATACGCCTACATGACCTGCGGCGCCACGCGCCTCGAGGAAAACAAGGTGTACGCGATCGAGTCGTACCGCGCGTAATCGGCCAACGAACTGAACTGAGGATACAAACATGGCTGTCGATGCAATCAAATCAAGTGCACTCACCAACGCGGACGCGACCCCGCTGGTGATTTCCAACGCGCGCATCATGGCGGGTTCCATGCGCGAAGCAATCGGTACGGGTCAGGCTACGGCTTCGGCCAGTATCGCTTCGACCTATCGCCTGTGCCGCATCCCGAGCAACGCCCGCATCTCACAGGTCATTCTGTCGTGCGATGCGTTCGACACGACCGGCGCCGGCGATGTCGGTATCTACCAGACCGCCGAGAACGGCAGCGCCGTGGTGGACGCGGACTTCTTCGCCAGTGCTGTTGTCCTGACGACCGCGCTGCCG